CTGATTTCAGGAGTTTATCCTGCTCTAGCTTGTACGCTTCGTCATTCATACGCACCGCTTTGGCATAAGCCGTTTCTAGGTTTGGGGCTAAACCTCGCTCAAGTAATTGAGCCATATCTTCCCGTACCATCTCAAAGTGCGGAAACCGCTCTTTGTCACTACTTACTCGACTGATTTCTTGGGTCAATCGAGCATTTTCCTCTTGCTCCCGAATCTGCGATAGTTGCTGAACTTGTTGCTGTGTAGCTTGAAGTTGTTGCATTAACTGTTGCTGATACGGGTCTACATACGCTTGTTCAGGCATCTGAACTGCGTCTTGATTTAATTGTATTCCATAATCTTGTGCAAGTCTATGGAACATCTGCACCTTTTCGTTGTAGGGTGCTTTAGATAAAACCATGTGCGCCCGACCTAGATTGTTAATCCAAGTTACAGGATGAATACCTTGCGCTTGCAGTTCAGGAATGTAAGGGCCAATCGCTTCCGTAAGTTGCCGTGCATTGTCGGCTTCTGCTTTGTAGGCAGAAACGCCCTTTTTGTATTCTGATTCACGCTGGTTGGCATATTCAGCAAATTTAGCAAACTCCGCTTTATCTAGCGGTTTGCCTTCCTGCATCTTGTTCCAAACATCGACATACTCTTTTTTCCAAGTAGTAGGGCGTTTTATTTCCTCATCAGGAGCATCATTAGCTTCTCCCACCAAGTCAGATTCTTCAGCACTATCTTGACTGGAACTGGCTTCTTGGGCTTTGAAACGGCCTTTTTCGTCACGACTGGTTTCTTCGCTGCTACTTTCTTCGCTGGCGTTTTCGGTTTGGATTGGATCGTCATTTACTTCAATCTCCTTTTCAACAGGGGTTTCAAGTGTGCCTTCTTCGGCTTGGTCTAGTGCTGCTTCAAGTAATTCTCTGCGGTCATCTGACATGGTTGTTCCTATCGGTAAGAAAGTTTGGAGTAAGCAATCTCAGCAATCTGCCGTTTACGGGCTTCTTGATCTTTGCGGCTAATTTCAATGGGTTTATTCTGCATTGGCACAGCATCGCCTATTTCCACGCAGTTATTACGCTTTAGGTTCTCACGGTGTGCGGATCGGCTGCCTACCCATGTACCGTCAGCCATGCTTATGTGTCCTTGAATGTCAGGCATCACCATAGGGGCTTCCCTAGATTTCATGGCTACCTTATCCTGCCACGATGCTTTGGCTGCTTCTAAGCCAATAGTAGGTGTCCACCATTCTAAGAAAAATTCCTCGTCAGTTTGCTTAACTTCAACATGATTTCCTTCGGAATATCCGCATTTGGGGCAACGCATTACATTCTCCTTATAATTTCAGGCAATTGATCGTATTCACTAGGCCTAAGTAAGCAAATACTGTCATACCAACGGGCATTTTTCCACCGCCAGCATACAAATTCTTCTTTAGGTAGCAAAACTACGCATTTTACGCCCAAAGCACCTGCTAAATGGGCTGTTCCCGTGTCAACAGTCACAATTCCCTTCATTGCTTTCATGTGGGATGCGGTTTGTACCCAGTTTTTCTTCCAACCATCGTTAGGAAGTGGATGAAATAGCCCATCAGAGTTAGGATTTAAGCTATATGCGTCATCCCCGACCATTTCAGCCATATGCTCATTGGCAATAGACTTGATGTAATACAAAGTTTGCTTAGATGCTTCCCAATTTACCCCAATCTTAGGCGGTATATTGCTAGGAATAGCGTGTAAATAGCCTTCTGAACCTACAATTTTCTTGCGTGTTACAGGAAACATCGCCTTGACTATGGGGTGCTGTAGCGAAATGTAATACGGCAGCGACATTGAACCAATCCAGTAGTCTGAATCCTTGGCTACACCGTTCTCTAAATCGTTGCTAAACACATCTACAGCGTGAATTTGACCTAAGAGGTAGTGCAATGTACCTTCTTGCAAAACAACGACCCTAGCAGCCCCTAAAGCCTTTAAAGCAGGTAAAAAACGGGCAAACATAATAATGTCACCAAAGCCTTGTTCCATCTGTACGGTGATCGACTTGCCAATTAGCGGTTCACCTCTCCATACAGGCATTTTTAAAGCAGGTGCATAAGGCTGGGCTTGCTTGGCAATAATGTCAGGATGCCAACGATATTCAAACCCTCTAAAGCCAGCTTCGTATCTGCCAGCGTGTAAGTGGTCGTAAGCCTTTTTATATTCAGCGTGTGGGTCTAAAGCAGTAGTAATAATGAAACCTCATCGTCTAGTTCCTCTAGGCGTTTGGCTTCCAATACTCGCAATTGCTCTTGAATGAGATATTGCTGGTTTCTGTAAGCTACTGCCGCAAGGATGTTATCCCGTTGTCTTTCAAGGTAGCTTATAGACCGCTGTAATTCTTGTGTATCGACTGACGGTATATCAGCTTTAACCTCTTGTTTGGATTGTACTTTAGGTTGCTTAACTTTAGCAACAGGATCAATTAAATCTTTAAATGCTTGTTTGCGTGAAGCATTAGCATCTTTAGTAGCTTTTTCAAGTAAACGCTGCCGTTCAGCAATCTTTTGCTGTAACTTTTTAATGCGCCTTAATTCTTCATAAGTCCAAGTAGCATCATCCCCACCAACTTTACCATCTGAAGGTGGAGGAATGTAGACTTGAAATGCGTTATTTTGAAACGCATTAGCCTGAAAAGCTGTTGAAAACATTACACAACAACCCAGCTAGAACCAGTAGAAACGGTAACTGTAACGCCAGTATTAATGGTTATTGGCCCAGCAGAACTAGCATTAAAACTAGCTGGAATAGTAAAGTTTGCAGATACAGTTGTTGCGTTTAAGAAAAACGGTGCTGCTGAAGTAGCGGTAATACCACCACTAGCTGAAATAGTAGTTGCAGATACAGTACCGCCTGATTGGTTTGTGGCTGTTGTAGCGGTAGCTGCATTACCAGTAGTTGTTAAAAATTGTGTCCAGCTACCATAAGAACCGCCCCAACGCTGTCTTAAATACAGGTTATTGGTTACATAATCTTGCCAAAATTGACCGCCATCACCGCTTCCGTCTGAGCCGCTTGTAAAACTATACAAAATACCTGAGTTAGTTGGTGTATTAGTTGCGCCAAAACCATAACTACCATATGCTCCTACTGTCCTATTAGTATTAGCGTTAATACTTGTTGTAAATTCGGATTGAAACAAACGATAACCAGTAGTAAATCCAGTTCCACCGTTTGCTACAGGCAAAGCTGTGCCTGAATAACTAATAGCCAAAGTTCCGCTTGTAGTAATTGGGCTACCTGAAACAGACAAAAACGCAGGTACTGAAGCACCTACTGAAGTTACTGTTCCTGATCCTGTGCCAGCACCAATGGCTGTACGGAAAGAAGCTGCATCTAAAGCTGAAACTGTGTTATCAGCGTTCATTCTTGGGAATGTAATAGCTGATGGATTAGTAAGGGTAAAGAAATTTCCACCAACGGTAGTAGCACCAATGCCTGTTCTAGCAGTTGCAGCAGTTGTTCCGCCTGTGCCACCATTGCCTAAAGGTAGTGTTCCTGTTACCTGAGTTGTAAGGCTAACCCCTGATAATGTGCCACCAAGCGTTAAATTACCGCTAGTGGTAACTGTTCCAGTAAGAGTAATGCCGTTTACTGTGCCAGTACCACCAACAGAAGTTACCGTACCTGTATTGGAAGTTTTGTTATTAAATGTATTCCAATCTGTGCTTGTTAAGTACCCGTTTACAGAAGTAGTTGCGGCTGGCATAGATATAGCAGGGGTATTGCCGCCTGAAGATACTACGGGTGCTGTGCCTGTAACGCTTGTTACCGTACCACCGCTAGATGGGGCAGTATTAGTAACAGTAAAAGTAGGATAAGTGCCAGTAACGCTTATGCCAGTACCACTAGACAAAGCTACCGTTTGGTCAGGTGCGGTGTTCGTTACGGTAAAGCTAGGGTATGTGCCGCTAGTGCTTATGCCTGTACCGCCAGTTAAAACTACGGTTTGATCGGGAGCAGCGTTGGTTACTACGCCTGTCGTGCTGTTATAGCTAATGCCTGTACCTGCGCTAATTGCGCCCCTAGCCCGTGCATCCGTGTAATAAAGGTTTGTACCTTCGGCTACATTAGTTGTGGTTAATACGACTGCGCCAGTCTGACCGTTTACGGATGTTACCGTTTCGGTGTTATCTACTTTTTGCCAAATAGAACCATTAAATACTGCCCAATCGCCCACAAGCCAATCAGTAATCCCGTTAAGGTTAGTATTACCAGCAACGCTAACCACATAGTAATAACCCTTAGAACCAACAGAAGAAGTAAGGGTAGGGGTATTAGTGCTTGCATCCCATGTTCCTTGGTAACTAAGTGCGCCCAATACTGCGGCTGGAAGTTCAGAAACAGGTACTTTACCGCCTGCATCTAAGGTAGCTACGCCTAGTGCTGCGCCAGCATCCTTGGTAGAAGCCGTGCCTAAACCCGTAATATCCGTGTTTGGGATAGTTGCTGCTGCGGTTAATGCAGAAGTACCTGCGCCCTTTACATAGCCTGTAAGGGTAGTTGCACCTGTACCGCCATTCGGAACGCCAAGCGTACCTGTGACATTGGATGCAGGAATAGTTACACCGCTAATCGTACCGCCTGTAATAGCTACAGCATTGGCATTTTGTTCTGCCATCGTACCCAACCCAGTAAGGGTATGGTCTGCGTTCCAATCTGACGGCTCTACAAGTGTGTCATCCCCAGCATCAGGAACGGTTGATACCTTTAAATGCTTGACTGTTATAGGCATTATTGAACCCCGATAATTTTACCGTCTTGACCCCGTAATACTTGCTTCGGTCTATTGTGGTTCTCGTTTATGGTGTTTACCAAATCAGACAATGCAAGGGTCATCTGTTGGTTGCTTTGACCAATAGCATCGGCAATCGGTTGCAATGGGTGTTCCATTGATTTAGCCATATCCATTTCGGTCATATAAGCCTGTTCACCGCTAGATTCATCAGCACCAATACGGGCTACTTCGATCTTTGCACCGTTGTTAATGTGGGCAAGCAAGACCTGAGTATTGCGCTCGGTGTTCATTTTCATCTGAGCGACCTTCATTTCCATCTCACGATCCATCATATTGCGCTGTTCTTCCAATTGGAATTTAAGCTGGTTCTCTTGGGCTTGGTACTCTTGCTTGGCCTTCTCAAGTTCCATCTGCATCTGCATTTTCTGTTGCTCAAGTTGCATTTGCATCTGCATTTCAGCTTGTTTAGCCTGTGATTGGGCTTGCAGTTTGGTCTGCTCCATTTGGGCTTGCATCTGTAACTTCTGCATTTCAGGGCTAGGTGGCTTGGGTTGTCCTTCGGCTGCCTTGGCTTGATTGCGGAACTTGTCTGCTGTTTCGTCAATCAAACCTTCCATGCCTTTACCAGCTTTAAATGCTGTTACGCCAAACTTCAGCATCTCCATGAGCAATGGGGTAAGTTCAGGTGCGCCCTGTGCTACTGGCAATGCGGTCTGCATAAAGCCACTTACAGCGGTTAGGAACTCTACACGATCCTGCTTTTCCTGCTGCTCATCCTGATAAATCATGGAATCGCTAGTTACTTCGATACGGAAGTTCTTAGCTGGTTCGTCTTTTAGAAGTTGCAATGCTTGTGGGATAAGTGCTTGATCTTGTGGGCTTAATTGCATTGCACCGCTGATCTTAATAATAGTATCTTCGGTAAAATGCTGGCAAATAATCTGCGCTTTGATCTGTAGCAGAGCAGTAGCAAAATCTACTACTGCGTGTTGCATGGTCTTTAAACGCCCTGAAGCGTTGTTTGACTTAATAATCTGTGCGCCTAGTGTTTCGTTAGGGTCTGTCTGACCACGCTGAATATCAGCAATGCCCATAATCTCGTAGATTTGGCCCTTTACCTGTTCCATAGCCGTGTAAGCCATCTGCAAACCTTCAGCAATTGGGCGAATGTCTACTAGGTTAATAGCCCCAGCCATGCCGCCTTTTTCGCTAAATGCACCGTAGTTCTTAACTGGCAGCAATGCGTTGTTCTCGCCTTCCGTAAACAAACGGGCAAGGCTAGGCTCTGCTGCATCGTATACGCCACGCACTTTAAGGGCATGAATGAAACCATCAATTCGATCTGCAAGCGTGTCTAGCTGACGGGCTTGGTCTTGGTACAGTACAAAATCAGGTACAGGTATTAGGCTGTCTGTTGTAAGGGTAGAGAACATAGGTTTTGGGCAAGGCCAAAAGTTTTCAAGCTGCAACGGATCGTCACGGGTATCAAGAATCTTGCCCATCGACTTAGATAGCCAAATCACTTGACCTGTGGATTTATCCCAAATCTCATAGATCAACGCTTCCCGTGAACCTTCGCCCATCTTTTCATTAAATGACTTGGATGTTTCAGGCTTTGTATCTAATGGGATACGCCCACCGAGTTCTTCACCAAAGCGTTCAACAAGGGCGGCTCGTTCCATATAGACCTTGCGCCATACTGCGGTTACTTCTTCCCATGTACGGGCAACGGTCATACCAAAGTCACGCCAATACACATAATCGACTGGGGCGCACTCATACTCAATACGCTCTTGGTTCTCACGGTAAATGCCGCCTTCGGTTTCAGCTTCGTCTGTATCTTCAGTAACTTGGAAGCCATCTTCAGGTGCATCGCCAGCTTCACCACCCATTTGACCAACAATATGTGGTTCGTAGCGCACCCATGCCGTACCGCGCCCACCCAGTAAACGGTCTTGAACGCATTGTTTCATTGCGCTGGCATAGTCACCATAATGCTCAATTTCGTACTCTAAAGCCCGTTCTAGCATCATTGACGCTACACGACCAATAGGGTCGTTATCACGGAATCTACGGCTTACATCGGGTCTTGGCAGTCTTGCAAATACCGCTGGGGTAATGGTCTGTACATTGCTCCACAAGATATTGAACTTAGCATTAGGATTGTTGCGGCTTCGGGATTCGTCACGGTATCGTTTAACGATCTTATCGGCACGACCTTCCCATTCCTTAAATGTACGCTCGTACTGGGCGATGCAGTTATACCAATCTTCGTATGTATGATCCATATTAATCCTTAGGTAAAGTTACCTACTGCAACTACTTCAGCACCAGCACCCGTTGTTATTTTCCAAGCACCATTTTTAGAAAAAGTATTTATTTCAATGGAATAAACACCGATTGCAGTATTGGCGGCTACTAATACATGGGATGTAGTATTGTCTAAAAGGCTTACTGTGCTAGTTGCGGCAGTTCCTACAGTAATGACTAAACGGTGTAAATAATCGCCAGTTGCGCCTGTTGTGCCTAATACTTGGGCTGTTTGTGAAGCTGCTACGTGCTCGTAGGGTAGTGCAAATGTTGCGGCTGCTGTTGTCATTTAAATTCTCCTGTTAATTACTTTGGGGGTTTGTTTCCACATTTCGTCTAGCGTTACATCCGTTTGCCCGACATGAAGGCCTTTAACTCTTGAATCCGACAAGATAGGGCTATCTTCGTCTTTCCAAACAATGCTGAGATAGCGGAACGCATCGGCAGAGTGGCTCGTAAAATCGTGTTTCGGGCGGTCATTAAAACATTTTTTATCATCGTTCCACTCTCTTTGGTATTGACGCAAACATTCGATACCTTCTTCGCATCTATTATCAAACCAAGCACGGGTTAATGCAAGTCGTGTTGCCTGTATTCCGTCTTGAATTGACAGATTTGGTACGATTTTTAGATGTTTTATGTCAATTTTTGCAGAAATTTGTTCAATTATGCTCTTTCCACCGCTTGCTAGTGTTTTTGCTCTAGCGTCATGCGGCAGGTAATGGTAGCCATATTTGTACCCAAACTCATCCTCTTTTTGGTCTAGCAGCATGGTGTAAAACGGTATAGCTTGACCGTTACTAGAGTGGTGATCCAGTACCCGTATCTCCCCATAAACCACCTGAAACCACCAAATGCTAGTGGAATCGTTAAATCCTAAGTCCCAAGCAGTATGGCAGGGGAACATCGGGTCATAGTCTACGGTGGTAATACGCTCTAAGTCCGTGATTCTACGCATTTCCTGACCATAGTAAGCACCAAGAATGGCGGCTTCAAAGCTACATAGGAACTCTTGCTCGTACTGGTTGTCTGACATAGTAGCCTGTGCATCCAGTAATTCAGCTTCAGGCAGCAGTCCTGACTGGTCGGCTCTTAGGGTCTTAACATACCAATTGGGGCTTTTTTGGGCTTCGTTGTATATATCATAAAAGGCATTATGGCCCTTTGGCGTACCAATAAAGGTAGCCCAGCCTTGTCTATCTGTAAGTAAAGGCCGCACAATCTCGCCCCAAAGCCTAGGTTTCATGTCTGCGTATTCATCCAGCACTACGCCATCAAGGTATAAACCACGCAGGGCATCGGGATTATCAGCACCAAATAGCCTGATCTTAGCCCCATTAACTAATTCTACCCATAACTCAGATTGATTGGCTTTAACTATGGCTGGTTCTGCAAACCTAAGTAAGTAATCCCAAGCAATGTTTTTAGCTTGTGCGTAGAAAGGGGCAATATAAGCGTACCTAGCGTTTTCTTTCTTTTCCATAACTGCCCTACGGATAATGTCCGCAATGGTCGCTACGGTCTTTCCTGCCCTTCTGTGACAGACTAAGACTGCCCAGCGTTGTTCGCGTCTGTGAAAGTCTAAAAACGCTTCCCGTGCTTTATAGGGATAGCGGTACTGGTGCTTAACTTCTTTCAATCTAAGAAGCTATGTTCGTGAATATGTTTAACTGGTTCATCTTCTACGCCTACTACCTCAGTACGGGCTAGTTTAGGAACATGGAACTCAGCTACCTGCATAAGGCAATCAAACGCTACTTTAGGGCCATGCTTATCATTAGTAGCAATAGCGTCTAGCCATTCTTGTAATTTGTCTGCATTGTTATCAACAAACGCAGCAAAAGCTAGTCGAGCAGCCCCCGTAGCTTTGTTAGGTGTACCAGCTTGTCTGCCACCAGTCTTGGGCGATCCTTTTGGCTTTCCACCCCTTTTTCTAGGATTTTCTACTTTAGATTGCATACCTTATCCAAGTGGTTGATTAAGATAAGTTAATTCTACTACTATTTTACCTCTTTATCCAAGTCTTTAAGTTTGTTAGCGATCAGCTTCCTACGGGCAATGCGGTCAGCCTGATTCTTTTCTAAGGTAGATGTATGCTCTTTACGCAGCATTGCATCTTCTTTCTTATATTTACGGCTCATTGGGGTAATTGGGGTCATTACATATCTTTCATCTTAGAAGCGATCATTTCTCTGCGTGTAGGTTTGGCAGTCTTAGCAGCATCTTTAAAGTCTTGTGCGCTGGGTCTGCCTTCTGCACCCTTTTTAGCCATCTTTTCGCCTGAACCAGCTTTGATCCTAGCCCGTTTAGCGTGAATATTTGCGTATAGTCCGTTTTTCATTAACATTTCCACCTTGCTCTTGCTGCTTTGCCCCGTTCCCCAGTCCATCCTGCTGACCTTGCACAGAAACTATCGTGCCTTGGGCCACTAGATTGGGGTGCTTGTAAATTAGCGTTGTTCTTAGCGTTGTATGCTTTGCGCCCTGCTGCGGTCATACCTGCGCCTTCTTCTACTGATTGGTAATGACGGCCTTTGCCTTTAGTTGTCTTGGCAATGGGTTTATCGTGCTTTTCTACTGCGGCACGAATGTCATCCCTTCTACTCATGCTTTTTCTTCAATATACTTGGCGTAGGCATCTTCTAGCCTAGCTTTGCGGTCACCTTTGGCGTTTTCACGCTCAACGCTAAGTGCAATGGCTACTGCCTGTTTTTTTGGCTTGCCAGCTTTCATCTCAGCTTTGATGTTCTTGCCGACTGCTTTTGCGCTGCCTGACTTGTCTAACGGCATAATTATTCCTTAATCAAATGATTTTCTGTACATCAAACTTACACCGCCAGCACCCATTGGTTCGCCCATAAACTGTGATTTATTGGGGTAATAACCAGCAGAAATGCTTTGGTTTGGCGTTCCGTAGCTTAAATCCACACCAGTAACCCTTGATGGAATGTTGTAGCGATTGTCTGCAAAACCCATTCCTGCTGCGCCTACGCCTATGTTTGCGTTTTGTCCAACAGGAAAGTTATAACCTAATCTGCCTTGATACATTGTTCCAGCTTTACCCACATCCATAGCCCTGCCGCCTACATCCAAATTACGCAATATAGCCGCTAATTTTTCAGCAGAATCCATAATTAAGCCTTAAATTTAAGTAAATAAATGGTGGTGTCGATCTCTTGGGCGATATTGTCGATCAATTGAACGATCTCGGAATCCATTGGCAGGTCTGACCGTGCATCTTTTACAAACCGCTGTAAGGATTGCATATAAGCCAATGGCTCTTTAGGCATATGGTATGTGGCTGGAAAGTCAGTAATTTGACCGTAAATGCCAAAATAGGTTTCGGCTAGATCATCGGTTAAATCAATAATTTTGTCGTAAAAACTGCCCAATGCCTTGTGTTTAGCATAAGACTTGGTAGCCCAATGGAAAAAATGGGCGTTTGTACCCGAATGCAGCATGGTTGCTAGAAACAACGCCATTGACTTTTCCATACGAATCCTTATTTTATGGGTGCATTTTCTTCTATTTTATCAAGAATATCAATAAGTACCAAGCATCCACCGCCTTTTTTTATTTCGCCCCGTTCAATAACCAAAACATCAATTTGCTCGTCATCGTCAAATACGCCAGCATCACCTAACGCATCCCATAAAGCCTTGATTCGATTATCAATGTCTTGTTTTCTGCGGTCACGGGGATATAGCACCACCTTCATTTCAAGCCGTGCATCGCCTAGCTTTGGCACTTTGTACTCAACTACATAGTCAGAAACCTGTGCTTTAAACTCTTTGCCAGCCTTGCTTATGCCCATTCTGTTACGGAATATGGTGCGGTAGCTGTTTACGCTAGGCGGCAGGGGTAGGTTAAGTACTAGCATTTATGTCTGATTCTGCCATGTGGCAAAAGATTCCGCATTCAATTGATTGTTCGGTAGGATAATCGCCCGCATTTAAGGGTAGTTCAGTAAGCCAAATACGCTCACCTTTATGTTTGAGTATCTTTGCCCCGACTGTACGCTCTATGCCTGCCATGCGGTCAAATTGCTCGGGAAAGTCGTGCCGAATCTTATTCCAGTAACCCAAGCCACCCTTAACGCACCCTATACAATTGTTGTTTTGATAGCCTAACTTGTACATTGCTGGCAATTCAATCCCTGCTCGATCAATCATAGCCAAGCAATCAGACTTGCCCAGCCCTTTATCTATAAGAATTGACCATAAATTAACATTATTGTTAGCGTCAATAAAACGATCTACACGGTCTTGTTCTTCTGCGGTGTAGCCAAATACTTGTCTGTCATTAGGCAATTCAAACGCTTTACGCATATCTTTTTTAAGGTGTACGGTACATGGCGCACCACCAATACCGACAATGTACTTACGCTTTTCAAATACTTCGTAAATGCTGCCGTTGTATTTTTCATTCTGAATAACTTTAATTGGTTGCCCAAACCATTTTTCGCAGTCTTTCATAAAGCGTAAGTTATCAGGATGTTCTTCTGCAACATGACAATAAACCACCTCAACTGGTGTTTTGCTTTCAGCAATAGCCAGCTTGGTCGCTACTGCGCTTGCCGCACCGCAAGAAAACCAAGAAATAACTCTACTCACTTAGTAATTCCAATAATTCTACGGTGTCTTGGGTCATTTCTTCAAACTTTGGTATGTAAAAAGCCTGATTCAAATAGCAAGGCAATCGTTTTTCTATGCGCTTCTTCCCAAAATTCCACCCTTTCGGCTTTTGACATTTTTGTTCCTTGGTCAAGTTCTGCGTGGCATTCGTAACACAAGCTGGCAACTCTGTAATCTGACGCTTTGATCCCACGACCTTTACCATCCCTAAGTTGATTTGAGTGCGCTGCAACAATTGTTCCGTTTATAGTTCCGCAGTTTTGGCACGGAAAATTACGCACAATTTCAAGCAATTGTTTGTTTCTATACATTAGCGTTATCTACGCTGCGTTGTTCTAGTTTTTCTGCTGATTCCGCAATATCTACGGCAATTTCCATCATTAGTATTGCACTATTGTTTTTTAGTGCTTCATCATACATACGAATTAATGTTTTTAGGATAAGGAATTCTTCGGTTAATTGAATCATCGTGTCATCTTTTCAAGGTTGCGGTTACTGGCTTGCTCTGTGCGCCATGCGTCAAAGCGCATTGTAGCGGCTGTAATCTGCCATTTAAGGGTTTCTGCATCTTCTGTAGCCTTACCTATAGCCACGCACAAGTCTTGGTACTCTTGGCTTGAATAGGCTTCACGCTCTTGACCGCCAAGGCTTTGCTCACTAGACTTCTTCATCATAATGGCTTTAAGGCTAGACTTAAACGCTTCAAGCTGGGCCAATTGCCCCTTGGCTTCTGCATACTTAGGTGCGTGTGTGTAAATGTAATTAATTGCTTCGTGTGGATCATATTCCATTATTCAATCTCCATTAGTTTCATTCCGTAATTGTTTACACCTTTAGGTATAACCAGCCCTGCCTTCTTTTTGAGCATATTTTTCTCAAATCCTGAGTAATCTATTTCGTGATGCCAGCGTTCATACCGCCAAACCAGCTTTACCCTGCTAGGGTATTCGTCTACCAGCATTTGCGATTTAGGAAGCGTACCTTCTTTATCGTAAAACTCAGCAGAATTGCCGCCCTTGACGGTTTGGGTTGCAGCCTTGTTTTGCAAGAAACAATGGAACATAACCGTACACCAACCACCTTCAAGGCAATCCAGCGATAAGACAGCATCCTCGTTGTACTTTGTGCGCCAGCGGTACGGTATGTCGTTGCGGATCAACATACAAGAAAATATGCGGTTGTTTAGCCTAAACGGTGGCTTTTTGCGCCTGTTGCCACCAGCAAAAAATCGGTACTCAAAACCAGCTTGTGCCACATTGTCGTAACGCTCAACAAAATCTTCTGCTGCTTTAAAGATAGTGCCTGATGCTACGGGTACACGCTCATTGCGGTTAAGGCGTACAAACCCATTGATGTTGTCATCCAGCATCCAATGGTGGGTATGTCCGTTTTGAATTGAATGTTCCCAGCACCAGTTACGGGCAGGGGTAGAACCAAACCCATGATTGCTAAACGGCAATGTCAGTATCTTGGCTGGGTCAATGACCTGTGCGTAGTTTTCGTACTCTTGCGGTTCTACAGCAATGTAGTACGGTACGCCCATCTTTTCTAACGATTTGCTTGTCAAGCGGCTATCCCACCTACCCTTAGATATGATGTAAACAGGATGTTTAGGATTCATCAATGTAGACTTTTTTAACCTGCGGCATGATTGGAAACAGTACGCTTTTGGTCTGAAATGTAATGCGTCTACCAATTAACTCGCTAAATGCGTTCATATCTTCAACGGTCAAAAAGTTAACGGTTACTGATGCAATTGCCTTTAAATCCTCGGCAACAAATTCAGGCATACCTTCCCATTCTTTGTCGTAATCAAATTCATCATTAAACAAGTCGTTCATTTGCCTAGCTTCTTTTTGATTAATTGCTTTACTTCATCTTCAATATCAGGGTACTGGGCAAGCAGCCGCACGACTTCATCCCACCCCCTGCGTTTAGCAACCCCGATATACCAGTTAGCAAGGTAGTCAAGCCTGTTCTTCCAATTGCTTGATTTTTTGGCTGATTCTTGCTCGCCATTGTTGCCAACCTTCACCTGCATATGCGTGTACTCCTAATTCTTGGGCTTTTGCTTTAGTCAATTCCTCGCTGGAATACCAAGGCAATTCGGGTTTCTTAACCTTTTTGACTTCCATATCCAGTTCATCTTCCCAGCGACCTTGATTTAACCAAGTAGCAGGGTGCGGTATAAAGTCTTTTTCAGTCTGCTTTAGTTTCCAATATTCCAAGTGCGTAGAAAGGGCGTTAAACGCATCTTCTTGCTCGTTGTGGGTCAACCTATCCCAAGACTTTTCAGCAGCCCTACGACCTTGTTTACGGGGGTATAGGCTATAAAATTCAGAGAAGTTCATCGTTTTATCTCGTCAAAGTTATAAAACCACTCGTCTTTAGCTGACCATTTAGCATGGTTTTCAACGCTGTAGACTTCGGTTGGTATCTTAAAATCAGGGGTTTTGAGTTCGGCAGGAACTAAAGATACATCGTACCAAAGGCAGCGGTTATTGGGCTGGCAGGCAAATTGACCGTTATCCAGCTTGATAAAGTTGTACGATTTATGTTCCATAACCCCTTCGCTAAAAGTGGTGTCCAAACGATTACTGTCAGGATCGGCAAAGTCTATAGTAAACAAGTAGTTACCAAAATGAAACTGCTTGTCTTTACCAAAATATTTAACCTTTAAGCCACGCAAGTTAGATTTTTCGATTACCGCCATGTCGTATGACAGGCAATCCCAAATCTGCAAATAGTCCAGCGGCAGCGGATCAACGACTTCTTTCCATACATACGCACTTATAGGAAGTTTGTCGTACAGCGCACCGTAATTGGTCAGCATGGATTCTATGCGGAAGGCCTGACCCTTGATGGCCTTGGCAGTCATCCATACGCATGGCTCTAATTCCCCGTGACCTTTCTCATGGTTGTAAAGGTACTCCTTACGCACAAAACATTTAACTGGCGGAATGTTGGCTACTAAAAATGTCATTTCTCTTTTGCCTTTTTAAGTATTGCTTTAGCAAAATCATACAAATCTTCGTCTGTAGGCTTTTCAGCAACATACATAATCAATTCGTCAATTTCTTGGTCTGTTAAGCCTTTGTTTACAGTAACTTCGCCAGCATTTACATTTACGGTTAATGAACCGTCTTTTTCAGCAAAGATTTGGTTTTTAGTCATGGTTTACCCAAAAATAAAGTATGGCTGCAAATACCATCAAGGTTGCAAATATAGCAAATACCCCGATGGCAAAGACAATCATTACCGTTTCAATCATTGCATCACCCTAACGCTGGGTGGGCTTGATGGTGTCATTGGAACTGTATAGCTAGGAGTTCCAATAGCCGCGCTTGACGGGGTTACAATTTGGTTGGGGTAAACCGTCAATGGTTGGCCTACAGTATTGCCGTTAGGCGTTAATACATTGACCGTATTGCCGTTTTGTTGAATGTAGCCAGTAACCTGACCGTGTGGGTTTGTAACTACATAAGTTTGAGCGTGTGCAGGGATTCCGTATGCCAGCATTGCGCCAAGAACTACACCCAATAAACAAGCACCTAATAAATCTTTCATTATTTGTATCCCTGTGCTTTTTTAATTGCAGATTCAGAAGGTGATTTTTTTACTGTGGCTTTAATTTCCAATCCTGTAGCGTATGGAAGCGCACCTTCAATCATATTAAATGCTCTACGCTGGTCAATGTTAAAACCATCTTCTACCCAGTTTTCTGTTACTTCAAACTCTACTACCCATTTGTATGTTTTCATGTCTATCTCACCTTTAAAGGTAGCCCCCGTAGGGGCTGGTTAATTAAATTTGGTAAAAACTCATGCCGTAAATTTTTGCCAAATTAGTCATAAATGGCAATTCTTCAGCAAAATATTTTTTCTCTGCCAAATTAATAGCTTCATCGTAATTATTAGCAATTACATTTGTTTCATAAGTTACAAACTCATGATTTGGATAAAAATTGCCTGAACCGTGAACAATTTGGATGGTGTATGTAGTAGTCATTTGATGCTCCTTTTTCTATCTCACTCGTTATTGAGTAACACCAGTTTAGTTAAGATAACTTAACAATGCAACATTTATTTTATAGGTAGTTTCCCTAGTGTTGTTTTTTAGTCATAGGTATCCCAAAGGTGATAGCACCCCATCCATTCAAGAAGTTGATCTTGAACTAATGCTCCCGAAGGTAGTGTTCATTCGATACAAGGTTGTCTATCACCATTGTCCTTGTAACTTGTGTAGTCCCCACTCAAGGCTACGGGGCTTGCTGTCAGGTGTAAACCAGCCCATGTTCTATTCCACGCCACCCAGTTAGGTGCTTAATATCGTTTGGAGTACGATTGTGGACTGGGCAAGAAAAAAGGAATTTAGGGGTGGCTTTATGCTGAAACGGCTTAGAAAATACCTCTTATCTTATTTCCTAAACCCACAAAGTCACCTCTAAATCCCTACTTATCGAGTGTTTCAGTCCTCAATAATTTAATTGTACAACAACTTATTCCAATTCAGGCCAAATTAATTTATGGTTGTGCGGAAATAAGGTTTTACGAGTAATTAGCCCGTGCGATTCTTTTTCTAATGTTGCAGCAAGGATCACCAGCTTATCCATTGGTATCTCACCGTTTTGCCACATAGAAACCGCAGGCACAGAAACCCCTACCAGCTTGGATATACGGGTTGGGCCACCTAAAAGTTTAATTATTGCAGTTGCGTTCATGTAAGGTATCTTAACTTATTTACAACATTTTTACAAATAATACTTGTTTTATTGTTTAAGTTAGCTTAATATCTAAATACGGTATGTGCCGTGATAACTACCCAATAGGGTGAGAAAGACTAAAAATGAGTGATTATGACCAGCAGTTAGCAGACCAAGTTCATATGCAGTTTGAACTTGATGAAGTGTTCAAAGACTTGGAAGAAGGTGTTTTTCTTACCGAGCGTCAAATAGACTTATTACGCCATTGCTGCGGATATGTCGCACCTAAACGCAATAACCATGTAAACCCCGTCATTCGTGATGTTGTCAACGACTTTGGCAAAATTTTTGGAGCAAACAAATGATTATTACTGATACGCAAAAAAACTTTAAGATCGCCCCTGCTGGTTTACATATGGCACGGCTTTACTCAATCATTGATCTAGGCCACCAAGCTACCGAATGGGCTGGCGAAACCAAAATTATGCACAAAGTTGTGTTTACTTGGGAATTGCACGGTGACGATGATGCAGGACTTCCACTAAAAACAGACGATGGAAAGCCATTAATCGTATCTAAACGCTATACGGTATCGTTAGGCGATCAAGCACGGTTACGCCAAGACCTTGAAAGCTGGTCAAACAAAAAGATGACTGCGGAAGATCGTAAGAACTTTGACCTTAAAGGCTTACTAGGTAAGTTTTGCATGGTAAACATTACGCATAGTGAAGATGGCAAGTACGCCAATATTAGCGGCATTAGCCCTGTTCCTAGCGCATTGCGTAACGCACAGCCTGAAGGCATCAACCCTACTAATCATTTTTGGCTGGCTGAATTTGACCAGTCTAAATACGATGCGCTGCCTAAGTATTACAAGGAAAAGATTGCAGAAAGTAGTGAATGGCGTGGTCAGAAACAGCGTGAAGCTGCTGCACCTAAGATTGAAGATGACAACCTTAACGATATTCCGTTCTGATTATGTTAATAAAAAATAAACAGCAAGATACAGGCCATTGGTACAAGAAAGACGGTACTCCAGCGTACACGGTAGAAGGTAAAACAGGGGTTAGAAACACGACCCTGCGTGATGCCCGTAAGCTGGGGCTTTTGCCTTCGGTCACTACTATTAACGGGATGCTATCCAAAGCAGGGCTTGATACATGGAAGCAGCAACAAGTCTTATTAGCTGCTTTAACCCTGCCTAGGCAGCCTGACGAACCTGAAGCTGACTGGTTGGCTAGGGTAATGCAAGATAGTAAGGCTACAGGCCGTGAAGCTGCGGAACGGGGTACGGCTATTCATGCGGTTATTGAAGCCTACTTTGACCAAGTCTATATGCCTGAAAAGCCACCGTACTTAGATACGATTACTACAGCCTTGATAGATGCGTTTGGAAACCAGCTATGGCTGCCTGAGAAGTCGTTTGGGCATCCGTTAGGGTTTGGTGGCAAATGCGATCTAATGGCTAAACCAGTCAACGGCAAGGGCGATGGCTTTATTGTTGATTTCAAGACTAAAGATACCGACTTAGACAAGATAGATGTGTACTTTGAACATGAGATGCAACTGGCAGCTTACCGCGAAGGGTTGGGCGTTCCAACTGCTAGATGCGCTATCGTCTTTGTCAACGGCACGACCAATCAGGTAAAGCTAATAGAAATTGAGCAGGATCGGCTACAAAAGGGTTGGGAGTGCTTTGAGCATTTACTACGGGTTTATCAGATCAAGAACGGAATATAATGGGGTATGGGCGGTGGGTTTAGACAAAATCTATACTCCTTCACGGGACTACCGCCCACCTCAGTAGGGCGTTAAGCCGCCACAGTAGGATGCAGTAATTGGGTAATTTTGCGGCTTTCCTGCCCATTGATAGCAACTGCCAAATACTGCCCTGTTGCTTTTTGTCACATTCTGCTTGACGAATTAAGATAACTTAATTATTCTGTTTTTACTTTAACTAAAAGTGAGATAGAAATGAAAAACAAAAACTATGTAGTTTCCTTATATTGCGGTGACACATATCTTGATGTGTACGGCAGCATTGATAAAGATGAGCCCGATGTAGGTCATATTGGTGGGGTTGATATTGAAGATGTTTGCATAGCCGATACTGATACTAGCGTACTTGAGATGATTTACGGTCTAGGTGGCTGGGATAAATTTAACGATAGCGTACAAGCTGCTTATGCAGGAAGGAATGACGCATGAATACCCCATACAACACAGGCAAGATTCAGATAGGCAAGTATTACCAAAAGCCACTAAATGTCGAGCAAGACGATGACATGATTCAGATTCAGGGCTGGCTTATTGGTGATCCAGCAGCCGCTAGGCGTAAGTATTGGGCCAACTTTACCTATATCTGCGTTTTGGCTGTAATCGTTGTGTTAATTGCTACTAGCTAATGCTTGCAGACGATAAAAAACAACGCTTGATGGATATTGTTGCCAGCGATCCTGATAACTACAGGCTTGGCTTTGACGAATGGATGCCTAAAAATTGGCACATTATTGTGGCTTTTTTCCATGAAGCAAATCGGGTATGGGGATCAGGGCGCAGACACCATTCAGCAAGAGATTTATGCGCCTATTTACGGCATGAATCGGCTATATCTGAAGCGCAAAACAAAAGCCCAATGAATCCAAAGCCATTTAAAATCAGCAACAATGTATCGCCTTACCTTGCTAGGCTTTATATTGCTGTATTTCCTGAACGGGATTGCTTGTTTGAGTTAAAAGAATTAACTGCGGATAGTGGAAAAGCTGATACCTTTTTGTAAATTTTTTTTTGCAGAAATTACTTGTAAATTGGATGGAGTATGTAGCCCTGATACTGTTTTTCCATGCAGCGGAATAATGTGATCTACATGGTGCAATTGACCAGTTACCTTGGTCAAAAGGTTAGCTAGTCTATATTGGTTTTCTATGCGTTCAAAGTGAATTTCAGTTAGCCAGCAAGGTGTTCTTAGCTTTTTGCTTGTTTTGCGCTTTTTGCTTAACGCATTTACTTTAGCTGGATTTTGCTTTTTGTAGGTAAGTTGGTATTGCTTAATCTTTTCTTGATTTAGCTTGTAATACTCGGCTTCTTTTTCTTGCTGTTTTTGTTTATTTTCTAAACGCCATGCCCGTTTATATTCCCGCAAAGTTTCACGGTTTTTTTCACGATACTCAGCAAAGTATTCTTTTGAACTAGCCACCTGTCAATACATCCAAAACTTTGTTAATTTTAGCAATTCTGTCTGCCATTCCTATATTGCCACCATTTATGCGTTTTGACATGGTTTCAATATCCATTACATCGGCTAAAGCGTTTAGGTTTCTTTTATTAAAAAACCAGCCAGCAGAAAGAGCCGCATAGCGCGGTTGTTCTACAAGTTGAGGGTTAGCTACCAAGTCCTCACCAATCGCTTCTCCAAACGCCATATAGTTGTCTTTGCCAGTCAATTGGATCAATCCACGCCCAATAAACTTAGCACCGTCACCATCTTCGGTGTTGCCCATTCTGCCCGAATAGACCTTGTTGGCAATCATTTCAGGCTGCCGAGCATACTTTTCAGCAATATCAGCATCAGGGAATCGGCTGGGCCATGTAGCCATTAACGCTTTAGCCGAGTAATTCAGGTTTTCTCGCAAGAATTTAAACCCGCCTGATTCGTGCATACATTGACCAATAAAACAGGCTTGCCGTTTAGGAGTGTTTATTTGGTACTTTTCAAAGGTTTCTTGCAATGGCTCAAACCACTTGCCTTCAATACCTAAAGCTAATAACTGGGCTTCAAGCATCTTTTTTGGCTTTCATATCCATGATCTTTTCTAAAGTTCTGCCGCCAAAATAGAATGACATAACCAACATACCCCATTGGCCTAGCAGTTCTACATACTTTTCATTGGCGTTATTGCCGAAAGCACTCATCATGGCAAATACAAAGTAGCCACCAAGGATAAAAATAAGGGTCATTGGGCGTATGTTTTTGCTTAACCAGCTATCGCTTGCCATGTCCGCTTGCGCCCGTTTGGTTATTTCTTGGGATTCTGCGGTATCTGCTTGTATTTCGGCTAGTTTGCCTTCTTGGGCAAGTTTGGCTAGGTCTAGCTGGGCTTGTGCTTTAGCTTGGGGATCAGGTATCAGCTTGTCAATTAGCTTCATTCCTACGCCAACAATGGTTTCTAGTCCTAGCATTATTTTTTCCTTGATAACATAGTTGCCGCAATAAAAAGCATTGCTTTTGTTTGCTCTAAATCGGCTGGTTGTTTTTCCCAGCCAACCGTAATCTGCCCTACAAACTTACTGGGGTCAGGCGGCACACTAATTCTGCAACCATACCGCATCCCTTTTTCTAAATACCACAATCCAATTTCTGACTGAGCCGTCTTGTATTCACCACAAGGTATATTGCCAGCCATTAAAGCTACTACATCTTGGTTATTTGCTTGATTACTTGTAAACAACCCTACATCTAAACCATCGTTTGTTTTATCCCGACCATTCGTTGTATAAGCACGGTACTGTATTCGAGTGGCAAGCAAGGGATTAACTTTAAATATCGTTACTACAGTTGCATCAGTCGTTTTAAACAAATGAACTGCTACTTCATCCACCCTGTCTTTGTTAATACTAGGTAGCTTTTGGCTTTCCTTGTACGTACCAACAATTAGCTCTCGGTAGTCATAAATAATGTAGCCCGTAAATGCAAAAACCGCCATTAAAACAATGGCAAACAACTTAAACGGTGAGTCTACATACGCTAATATTTTAGTCAGCGTATCGTCTGCATTTAACTTTTCAGGCATAAAACTGCGTTTGCAATTATTTCTTTAAAAAGAAAAAATCAGTAAGAATTGAAATAGCACCGCCTACAACGGAAGCAACGCCCATTAACGCCCAAAGACTGCCTTTAGATCGTTCAGCCATAAGAACCAACTTTTTAAGGTCAGCTTCCATTTCATCAATCTTTTTTTCCATTGATGTGAACTTTTGCTCGTAGTTTTCGACCTTGTTCCACAAGACCCCATAACGAACTAAATCAATAGAACCTTTATCTTCCATGATTTAATCAACTTTTTTCTTCTTTTGGAACTTGTGGTTCAGCTTGTTCTTTAATTATTTTTAACAATTCCCATGCGCCAGTTTTAGTCGGCAATTCACCTAAAGTCTGAAGAATAAAATTGACTGAATTAATGTCTAGTTCTAACTTAATCATGTTATGCCTTTAGTGCGTCAATCTGCTCTTGCAGTTTAGCAATTTGTTCTTCTTTGGTTGGCTGTGCGGCTAACCATTCTGCATACCGAACCTCTGCTTGTGCTTTAAGAATTATATTTGCTTCTTCATCAGTAATGAAAACAAAATCAGAAGGTATTAAATAATCTTGTGAGCCATCTAACTCATACGCATAAATAGCATTATCGGGTGATTTATAATGTTTCATTATCTTAATTCCCACCTAGTTACACTAGATATATTTGTATCAGTTAATACATAAGTTGCGCCATTTGGTACTAAAAATCCACCGTAAGCACCCATAAAGCCAACTGTGTTGTTGCCAAAAGCAATTAAAATTGCCGTGCCACCTGAAACAGAAATGGTAGTGTTAGAATTACTAGAGCTAATACCGCTTGCGGCAGAATAAACAAAAATTGGTTTTCCAGTTGAATTTGTGTATGTAACACCACTTGTTCTTGTAACTGTTTGCCAAGTTTGACCAAAACCAATACCTGCTGCACCTTGAACACTAGCGTCATTAAAAGTTAAACCAGTTGTGCCGTTTATTGTTACTGCCATATTACACCTCTGCTTTCAAAGCCCGTAATTCGTCTAAGGTTGTAGCGGTGATGTTAGTAATATCACGCAGTCTTTGTTTCTCAGCAACGATAGCGGCAGTAGCTTTACCTTCTTCTAAGGCTCGCTGAAACGCTACATCTTGTGCGGCTAGAAGTGGGGTACGCTCTGCTCGTAGACGGGCTTTGGTAATCTCTACGGCTTTGGCAAAGTTGACGGTAACAGAAGTAGCATCCATTTCCCACGCATCGTAGAAGTCGTTATCACGGGGTAGGTCGGTTAGATTAACAATTCGTGCGCCTTTACCTTTAGGAACATCCTTTTCCATTACGGCATCAATGCTGATTTCGCCAGTAGGGATGCAGGTAGAAACTCCACCGTTATCGTTCTGAAATATAATTGCTTGGGTCATTTTTATTCCTTTAAATTAAACACTCAAAATTGTAATTGATACAAAGTCATTATTAGAGCCTAAATAACCGCCGCCTGAAATAAATCCGTTGTATATAACTACGCTAGATGTTGTTTTATCTCCAGCTCCACCCCTACCAGTTCCAACGGAAGCTACTGGCGCACTTGCTCCTGTGACTAAATAATTAGTATTTGCAAAAGTAATTGAAAAATTTATAGTGAATTGCCCTGTTGTATTGTAAGTAACAGAGCTAACATTGTATGAACTTAATATGGTCTGTGTAACCATATTATAAAGAACCATAACTTTTGCTGAACCTTTAATACAGTTAGTTGCAGAAGTGCTATTAGTGCCGTCTGAAAGGGTTGATATTGTTAGTGTGCCAGCCATGATTTATCCTTATGAACTAAATACTGAAGCTGAAATGTAAAGAATGTCTGCACCTGAACCAGTTGCCGCATTAAGTGTAGCTAAAGCAAATGCAGATGTAGTTGGAGTAACGGCAGTATTAAAAGAACTTGCGTTTATAAGCATAATTGGAGTGGGCGAACCTGAACCTGTGCTTGCAGAAATACAATAATTAGCATCTGCCATTGCGGTTGTAATATTTACTGTGTAATAACCAGTAGAATTTCTAGTAACAGAAGAAATATTAAACGATGAACGAACTACAGGGCTTGCACCACTTGAACCATTAAAATTTACCCATGCTTTAGCAATACCAGTCATGCCGTTCTGTGTTGCAAGAACGCCTGTATCGTTGTTTAGTGTGCTTACTACGACTTTGCCTGCCATAATTTATCCTTTGTTCTCAGTATTTTAGACTAAACAATAACCCATGTCGACCCTGTGCTTACATCTACTGTAACACCTGTATCAATGGTTATTGGGCCTGCCGAAGAAGCGTTTTTAGTTGATGGGATTGTATAACTAGCTGTAACTGTTTGGTCGTTTAATACAAATACTTGATTTCCACCGTTGCCTGTTGCACCACCACCAATTTGACCCCAATAACCTACTAAATAAGAACCTACAGGTGATGCTGAACCTGCTGGGGTAGTCAACATGGTGTAAGTAAAAGTAGTATCTCCAGTTACAGTAATGCTAAAAGTACCGTTGTAGGCGGCAGGTGTAGCACCGCTAACGGTTATAAAAGTACCTGAAACTAGATTATGGTTTGCAGCAGTTGTTAATGTAGCGGTTGTCGTTACATTAGTAATCGTACTAATAGTCTGACCGCTATAGTTTGAATAGCCTTCAAAAGTCTGTAATGTAGTGTTATAACGCACCGAACCTATTGTTGGGGTAGCAGAACGCTGGGCAGTCGTGCCGTTAGGCAGCTTAATTTGACCTGTGCTATTTACCGCTAAATTGCCACTAAATGTGCCATCCCCTGTAACTGTAGTATTTCCACCTACCGCTAATGTGCTACTTAAAATAGTAGCCCCTGTAACCGTTAAAGTAGAAGAACAGACTACTGCACCGCTAAAGGTTGGGGTGCTAAATTGACCATAATTAACGGCATCTGTAGATATTGTAGCGTTTGCTAGATTTACTATTTTGTTGCTGTTTACATTTAATGGCCCTGTCATTGGGGTCTGACCGTCTGCGGCAACAGAATCAGTCATTGCAGCAGCCAAGTCGTTCATGGTGTTATTAGCCCATGATGACGAAATAACAGTTTGCGATACTACGGGGTTACCTGCTGGGAGTGTATAGACCCCCGATCCGTTTCTTGACATTATTTTTTCCCTTTTCTTAATTCGTCAGCCAGCTTTTCAGGGGTGAAATTAATGGCTTCTTCTACTTGTTTAGTTAATTTTTTCTTTTCTAAGGCTTCTGATCCTACTTCTACCATTGGGCCAACTAACGGAATTCTGTTTATTAGTTTGTTTAAAACCTTATCCATTGCACTAGCAGTATTAGACTGATTAATGCCTTTTACTGGTGAATTAATTGTAATGGCAGTATCTCTCAGGTTTCTAATTTCTTGTGCGCCTGACTTACCAAACATATAGTCTAATTTGCCTGATTTATCTAAGTTTTTAACAATGGTGTCAAATTGTTTAGGATTGAAATTACGCTGCCCTAAAGAGTCTGTTTCAATGTTTTTGGTAATAGCACTTCTAATGTTTTCAATAGTTTGACCTTGCAATTCTCTAAATGCTTGTTGTCCATTAGGTGTCTTTTTAAGGGTTCTTCCTAATGCTTTCAAGCTATCTAAATCAGATTGCATAATTGCAGTATCGAATACCTTTTCTAAAGCAACAACTCTGTCTTTAGAATTAGGCTTGTTTTTCAGTAAATCGTCAATTAAACCAATGTTTTCAAACTCATTAGCAAATTTAGTTCTCAATCTTCTAGCTTCTTTAAATAAATCACCGCCAGCGTTTTCTGTGACTATATCAATCATTTTTTTAATATCGCCACCAAAAGCCATGTTGCTAGGTGTATCGCCTGATAGTCTATTAACCATCTTGCGTACTTCCTCAATTTCATTTAATGTCATTTCACCGTTTTTGGCTAGTTGACCTAGTTTAATCTTGGCACTATTGATAACTGGTGCATTAACCGCTTCAGCTTCCATTGTGTCAAGCGTGTCAATAATGCTTTGAACATTAACTTTTTGTTGACCTTCTTCCGATGCTCTAGCGGTTGTGTACGCACTTTTGTAAGCATTTTTAGATTTATTGGCGGTTTCTCTTAATGCAGTATCAACTGCTTCGCCAGTTGGTCGCATATAAAACTCATTGGCTACTCTTGCACCTGTAGCATCTACATAAGCATCTAAGTTTTGACCAATTTTGGTATTTCTTAATTCTTGGGCTGCAATCAATGGTCTGCCTATATCTTCAGGGTAGGTTTTCATTGTTTCAGCTTCAAACTGTTGATCTGCTAGATTTCTAGTAGCTTGACCTTTGCTTATATCAATAGGAACACGCAACTGTCTAGCCATTTCTACTCTTTGTGCAGCTAATGGAACTTCTGCTGAACCTACGCCTGACATGGTTGCCATTGGTGGTTCAGGTTGACGCAGGGCTTGTGCAATGCGTGGCCCTGCTTCTTGTACGGTTTGTGCAGCTTGGCGTACCTGTGTAGGTGTACCGCTTACTGATCTAGCATAACTTGGCAACATTCCCACATTAGGAAGAACAGGTGGCAATTTACTAGCTTCAAACACATTACCCATGCTTTGCAGTATGTCTTGGCTTACGGGGCTGGTAGGCTGGTATTGAAACCGTTGTGCAAACTCAGGGCTATCAACACGCTTATTTGTGCCTTGTCGTATGTTTTCAACAATACCTGTACCGACACCTAAGAACGGGGCTACAGCACCCGTAGCGATGGTTGCTGGTACTTCATATATAGCCTTTACCCGATCCATCATGGTACGGGGTGGTTCTTGTACTACAGGTGGATTTGGAACTTCGCCTACTAAGGTAGGAACATCGCTAGTAATAATGTTTCCTTGATCCATGACAAATCCAGCAGGTAAACCGCCTTTTTGTTCTAATACGAATCCTTGTGGAAGTGCCATTACTTTTTCCCCGTTGGTTTCCAGTTAATACCGCCATCCGTAGACACTATGCGCTCACCCGTTGTTGGATTAACAGCGTATTGCGGTGCGCCAACAGAAACTTTGCCAGCCGATCTAGCAGCTTGCGTTTGGGTATCACCTTTAGTTTTTGTGCTAATGCTATCCCAATCACCTTCAGGGTAATATTTTTTCTGCAAATCAATCATTTCTTCAATAGTTCCTAAACGGGAAGCAATTGGAATGTTTGGATTACCTAAATCGCCAGCAAGTTTTTGGTACAAGATCACATCAAGAACGCCTTGTGGGCCTTCAAATCGTGGTTGCTTCATTGTCAAAGCACCTGACAACAGATTTAATCGTGCATCAGCTTTAGATGCTTCTCCACCGCCACCAAAAAACTCTCTAGTGCCAGTAACAATATTAGACAATCTTCCTGAACTTGGTGCTTCTGAACTTAACAAAGTTGAAGCTGATTTCATTAAATCAAAGCTGTCTTTAGCGTTTCGTTGATTTTTTGCTAACTCATCGCTAAATTTAGCTGCTGCTTCTTGGTTTGCTTTTGGCGATATAGTCGGATTGTATTGATATTGCGGCTGTACGGCAGGAGTAAAGTTGTTTTTTGGTGGCTGTGGCGCATTAGCCATTGGCATACCGCCAGCAGGTGCGTTACCCATAGGCATACCACCACCAGTTATACCTTCAAATTGCATCCTAGCAGCATCAGCAGGGCTTATAGATTTAGGAATACGCTGCAATACGATTGTAGGATTGTTAGGATCACGCAATTCAATAGCAGTACCAGTATCAATTTGCAATGGCGCACGGGGCTTTTGACCGCCAGCAGCTATTTCTCTAGAAGTGCCATCAGGCATAGTCATAAAGCGTTTTGCGCCTTCATTTAAAGTAAAGGCTTCAGGAGTTAAGTTTTTAATGCCAACTGCTTGCAATGCAGGGTTAGAAGCACTTGCAGCAAAGTCATAAGCACCTTGTACATTGGGTGCGCCCCGTACCATTTCTTGAGGAATAGCTTGACCAGTTTGTGTTGGCCCTGCTTGTTCAGGTGCAAGTTCTTCTCTGCCTTGCATAAGGTTGCGAAACTCTTTAATTTCATTGCCATAAACTTGACGCAATTGTTTGGCTAGTTCTAATGCTTGTTTATCGCCTTTTTCAGCCATGCGTGTGCCAGCGTACATTTGCGCTAAAGGCAGTATGTTTTGGAAGAAACTAGGTGCAACATAACGACCACTAACCATTTGGCCTTGTGGTTGCTGCATACCTTGTTGCATCAAAGCCTGTGCCATTTGTTGCTGGCGGTTTAATGCTTGTTGCTGACCTAAAATTTCGGGTGGTAATCCACCAGTTAAATTAATAGCCATAATTATTCCCCGTAATTTCCAAAGCCGCCAGTACCCATGTTGTAATTACTAAATGGGTTGGAAGTGCTGCTGCCTAATTGCGCTACTTGATCTTTAAGGTATGGTGATGCTTGCGAATTTAAAGCCATATCCATTCTTGCACCTAGCATTGAATTATCGCCTTTGCCTTTACGCAACATCATAGCCATAGCCATTGGGTTCATTCCACCGCCTTGCCCAGTTTGACCAGCAGCTTGGGTTAAACCTTGTGCCTGTTGCATTGCCGCATTTTGATTTGCTTGTTGCGCTGCAATGTTTTGAAATACAGGGCTTAAACCACCAATATCTTGCACTTGTGGTTTTGGGTTGCCCATTGGGTTCATAGCTAAATAATAGGGATCAAAGTTCATGTTAATAGTCCGTAATTAACCATCTTGTAGCCGTTAGCATTGGTAATAACTGCTTTAGGCTGCACCATTTCAACTTCTTGAGCCATAACACCAATGTGTACGCCATGCCCTGCAATGTCTTTAAATTCAGGCTTGTATTCGTATTCGTAGACTGGCAAGCCATTAGGTAACCAATGAATCTGTTTAATGTTTTCTTTCATGCGAATGTCAGAAAAAGCCATAATTCCAGCACCGCCAAGACCAAATAAGCCTTGGTTTAAGTTAGATTGAGCCGCTTGTTGAGCATTAAAGTTACCCATTTGAGCGTTGTAGCCCATCTGCGATGCGCCTAATAAGTCAGGGCCAGCAGTTGTAGCTTGCTGTGAAGAATTTACATAAGTTGGGGCAGTTACTTGTGAACCAGTACGCAAAGCACTTAACATATTTAACGGTTCGTTTCTGCGGTAAGCTAATTCATTAAAACCTTGCTGACGGGCTTGTAATCCAGCTTGCAGACCTTGTGTTTGTGCGCCAAGCATTAAATCATTTTGTTTTTGGTCAAAGTTACGCATAGCACGGTCATATGCTTCTGTGCCAATTTGAATACCTTGATTGGCTAATTGCTGCTCTAATCTTCCCCGACCTTGTTCCATTTGCGGAGCAAGTCTACGCATAATGGCATCAGAATAAGTTTCACTAGGGTTAATACCTACGCTTGCTAATTGACTTACATCAAACGGGCTTTCTAATTGTTGACCTACATATTCAAGACCTTTTGTACCAAGCTGACCTACGCCATAGCTTAATTGGTTTTGAATATCTAAAAGGCGTTGTTGGTCAGGGCTAAACTTTTGTGTGGCTGACCACATTGGGTTGCCATACTTATCTTCTCCTGACATTGTGTATTCAAGAGAGCCGTAAGGGGTATATTGATTTACACGATTAGCGGCTGTGGCTTGCCTTGCAGCATCTAAATTACCTGCCGCTGTTTCCCTAGCCGCGCTTGAATAATTAGGCGCACTAGGCGCACTTGGCGCAGGGCCTAATCCTAAAAATCCACCACCACCCATGTTAATCTCCCTTATTAAGAGAGGATCGGATGTTGAGCCACCGACAATCCTCTTTACGCATAGCCATAATTACTAAGTCCCCATCAATATGGGCATCAGCTATTTCGGCTACCACTTTAAAACCAAGGTGTCGGTTTAATCTAAGTGCATCTTCGTTATTTGCACAAATTTGACCTAGTATAACCTTAACACCTAAAACATTAAAGGGGTAATCAAATGCTGCCCACAATAAATCTTTACTCATCCAATTTACATCGCTAACTGCGCCAATGTGTATTTGGCAGGCATTAGGCATGAAGTTGTTATATCCAACCACCGCTACCAAATTACCGTCTATTTCCTGCCCAATACATACTGTTTCTATGGGCATCGGATGGTTCATAACCCGAACCAACCAATCTCCCATGTATTTCTGATCTTTAGTGGTAACAGTCCTCACAGAACTCCGCCACGCTCCATTACATAATCCGTACTAGCCCATCGCACATCAATATCTTGCGTTGCAATATTAAGAATAATACCTGCTGCATAACCGATTCCAGTTACGCCTTGCCATTGTTTAGATATGGTATTACCACCGCCCCAATCAAAGTCATCCCATGTAGAAGTATCCCAAATACCAACAGAAACTAAGGCTGGGTTAAAACTAACCTGACCAATGTTGTTTTGGGTGTCAAAATCGGTGTTTATACCGCATAAAATGGCTGGCAGGCCGTTATCTGTAAACAGGATAGGGCGTACCATTGTGAAGCGTTTTAACTGCCCTCTTGAATCAAAATAGCTGTATGCTTGCTGGCAACTGGCTTTAATGTTTTGGTCATTGTCTGACAATCCATCCCAAAATTTACCAACAAAACCATTGCCGCCAAAATACATATTTTCTTCATAAACTTCAAAGCAAGTAGCGTTTAGACCTGAGAAACTTGCCCAAGCCTTAGTAATGTTGTGCATTACATACTGTTGCTGTCCACCAATAACAGGAATGTTAAATATCAGCATATTCTGTTTGGCGTAATAGTGGATTTGCCAACCAAACTCGGTATTATATAAATCGGCAGCTTCACTAACAGCGTAATAAATCTTGTCGGTAATGTTAATTCTTGGGTCTAAACGGCTAGATTGCAAGGCTGAAGCCAATGGGACTATGCCATCTTGAGTAATTAACAATAAATCGCCTGCAAATTTGAAAAAACACCGTCTAGCAAAAACTTGACCAAGTTGCCATACCCCAATTAACGACCAATCGTTAGGGTCGGATGGGTCAGAACCTTTAAAAACAATAGCTTCCCCGTTATTGGTAATAAAAACAGCGTAATCATCAACCCCGTAACCTGCATCTAGTGTCCAAGTACCCATAGCCATAATGAAACCACCGTTACGGGCAATTGCACCTAATGGATATGAGGTTGCAGCACCGCTAATGGCGTTTACACCTAAATACCAAAAGTTTAAAGTGCCTTCTTCAACAAAATACAAGCGTTCTTTATGCAAATTGACATGAATAAGGTTACTTGAATCAACGCCAGTAATAAATTTAGCTACTGTGTATGAACCTAATGGGCTTGCAGGGCTAGTAGCTGGGGTTGAAAGTGCTGTATAGGTAAAAATTGTTCCGCTAGTAACGGTAATTCTAAAAGTTCCGTTATATGCGGCTGGGCTTGCGCCTGTAACTGTGACCTGATTGCCTGTTACAAGACCGTGCGCTGCGCTAGTTGTAAGCGTACAAGTCGTTCCTGAAGATGTAAGGTTACTAATTGTCTGCGCGGTGCTTATATTAGCGTATTTAATCCAAGTTGTACCGTCATAAATAAGGGCTGGGTCTGCGCCATTGACTGCGGTTAGAAAGTTACCACCTGCCGTTGACGCATTAACATACTGCCATCTATCGCTACCTTGACCCGTTACTACAGAAGTTGCTGCGCCAGCAGTAGAAACATCATAAATTGTGCTTCCAGCCGCAGCAAATAATTCACTTGTAGAACCGCCTGAATACTGCATTAAGGTATCAACTTGCCCTGTAATGCCCGTAGCGTATTGGGTGTAGCCTTTTCTAAGCTGTATTTGGGATGGTGTAGGGTAAAAGTTGCTTAAAACTACCGCATCCAAAGGGTTCATTTCGGCAACAGAATCCCTAGCGTTCCAACCGCCAATAGGTGCTGGCACTGAAGCAGTTGTGGCTGTAAACCGTTTAGCAACAGCCATGATTAACTACCGTAGCCAGTATCAGGTATGTTTGCCCAGCCAATAAGCACAGCACTTGGTTGCGGTGCAAAAGAAAGGGTAGCAGAGCCTTTATCGTTGGCTTTAGCAATGCTTAAATAGCGGCTATAGTCTTGTTGCAGCGCAGTAGTATCAAACGATTTAACTTGGAAATACTTGAGTTTAGTCAGTAATACAATAATTGAATCGTCTAATACGGTTGTGTCTGTGTCGGCTGTAAAGCTGTTCTTAACAGCGTTGGCTGCGCTTCTAGCCCAACCTTTAGAACGATACTCAAAGCCTAAATATTCAAGGGTATTGTAAGGCGGCCATATTTCAAACTGATTGCCAAGAATACGCCAACGAACCCTTGGGCCTGTTGAAATATAGCCTGATTTAAGCCATTGCCATTGCTGTGCATCAACTGGGCCAAGCATTTGCCAATGTTTTGTCTTATCCCAATGGGTGTTATCGGTAATGGTTTCGTAATCAGGCGGCAAGGGGTAAATGGTTTTACTAAATGTAACTGAACCGCCAACGCTTGTAGAAGATGCTAATTGACTAGCAGTTACGGTTGATCCTGCAACAGTTTCCACATAGGTATCTTGGGGAATTGCTGTGCCAACGATTGAATAAGTGTTATCCAAACCTGTGACATCACCAACATTTAATAAATCATAAGTATTGTTGATGGTGTCGCAGGTTGTGGTGAGTGCTGTGGTGTAGAAGCGATATTCCAGTTCCAACGCTTGCCAATTGTGTTCCTTAATTAAGTCGTACCCTGCACGGTTCATCAAAGCCAAGACCTGTTGCACATCTTGGTTTGTGTTTCCTGCTACATAAGTAGGTACGGCTAAGTTAAGTTCAGCAGTAACTTGCTGTACAAGTTCAAGCATTGTTGATGACATATCAGGCTTCCTCTGTGGCTACCGTTTTCTGTTTACGGGGTTTCTTTTCACCAACAGCAGCAAGTATAGTAGCCATTTGCTCTTGCATTAAGGCTAACTTCGCATCTGTTTCTGCCTTTATTTTAGCAGTTTCTAGTTCCTTTTTGGCAAGTTCTTCTTTTAAAGCGTTAATTTCATGCTCACGCTTATCGGTTTCCGCTGCCGTTGTTGCTAGATTTAAAAATCCCTTTGCCTTGTCACGAAACGCATAGGGTGACATACCTGCAATCATTCCCATACGCTGTAACTGTTGATCTGAAGCATTTGCAATAGATTCTACCGTTTGGAATTTAATTGCCCTTAATTCTTCGGCTTGGCTTTTTGATACTAAAGGCCATTCCGTTATAGGCGTTCCAATCACTTCCTCATCGTGCGCTCCCTGTCTATTCATGTAATTAGCCCATTGAATAGGGAAACGGGTCTTATGGTTTTGTAACGCATAAGTGTCGATTTCGGTTAGGGTATCGCCAGCAACGCAGATTTGCACAAAATCAAAGTCTTTGTAGATTGGTCTGCCAGCGTCTATAGATTCCTGCTCTTGTTGTACGGATTTTTTGTAAAAGCGTACTTGTAGGCGTGAATCTGCTCCTTGTGTATCTGAAGGTAAAGCCATTTTTAATTCTCCTAAGGTATTAGGTTGTTAAAAGGAAAAAGGGGCTACCAATTAAGGTAACCCCCTGTTTTTACTACATTTTGCTATTAAACACTAGCTTTGCTAAACCAACCGTAATCGCCTGATGCCATAGAAGCACCTGACAAGTATGTACCTGCACCCAAGGTAGCTTGGAATGTAGATGCGTTGACTACGCAAGTAGCGGTTGAAGCCGCAATTGCAACACCAGCTTGGGCAAACACATAGCGGAAACCATCTGCGCCAAAAGTTTGCAGACCGAGTGGGCCAATAGTTGGAACTGCTGTGCCAGCGGAGTTTAGGTTAGTGTAAGCATTTTCACCTAAATCTACACCAGCGATGGGGAGAGTTGAATATGACATGATAATTTTCCTTTAATTAGTCAGTTGATTAAGAACCAGTCAAGATACCTTGCAGGGAAGCGTTAGAGCAAGTTAAGTTACCAGCCCAGCCATACAGCTTCACGATTGCATCTTGGTTGATCGACTGACGCTCGCCACCGATAGGAACGAAATTACGCTCTTTGTGTGGGCGGAAGAAGATGTAATCGGTGTTCAAGAGGTACATATACAATGCGTTCTCTTGTGCGCCAATACCACCACCTAATACCACATCAGCAGACATACCGCCACCGTAGAACTTGAGGGATGCAAAACCTGCTGCACCTTCGTCTACACCAGCAATACGCTGAATTGCTTGCAAAGAAGCTACATAGCGTGAATACAAAGTGTTACCAGCAATAATAAGGTCAACCTTATCATTACCACGAACAGATTTGATAGCAGCAGTAGTCATAGCAGCTTGGATCAATGCGGCTGAATCCGCACCAGTTGTTGCTTGGTTACGCCAAAAAGTCCAGTTTGCACGGTTAATACCACCGTATGTACCAGTTGTAGGTGAAGTGCTGATAGCAGCGGCTAGACCTGTAATGTTCTTACCACCGTTACCTGTGCCGTCACCGTACAAGTCACCCGAAATGCGGTTAAGCAGACGAGCTTCAGAAACTTGCATACGACCATCTAACAGGTCGATGATTGCTTCTTTGCTGCTGTTTTGGAGCATTTCTAGGCCACTCATGGTTACTGAGTCAGCGTACTGCGTAATGCTGAACTGAGCAGCCGAGATTGGGCTATCAGGGGTAATGTTCAAGACTTCGTAACCGCTATAGCTATTAGCATTGTTGGTTGCTGGGTCGTTGTACATGATTTCTTCCAAAATTACATTACCGCCCGAAAAAGGCCGTACATTACCCTTGGAGTTCAATCGTTGAAGAATTGCATTGTTTTCTGTTAAGTTATCTGCCAATACTCCGCTACGACTTTGAATGGTAGTAGCGATAATATCGGTGATTGCGCTATTTGCGAATGCCATGATATTTCCTTTATTAGATTAAGTTAAACCCGACCACCCTCTGCATCGGCTAAATTAGCCATCAGCAAGGATCGTCTATCCTTTGCATCTCCTTTAGACACTTGACCGCTAGGAGTAACGGATCGTGGACTAACAGCAGTTGCTTTAGCTTTAGCTACTTGCTGTGCCTTAGACGCTTGTGAACCAGCCGATTTCAGGAGTTTATCCTGCTCT